CGACAAAGAAAATGTTGGAAGAGTAGCACTTGAATTCAAACCACAAAAATGAGTAAAAAATCAGTTATTTACAGGGTGTATACCCGTCAGGGCCAGTTCCACCATTGCTACAGCGCAGTGTTGGAAGGGGCATTAGGTTGGGCAATTGATTGCGCCAAATTAGTTGGGGGCTCTGTCAGGGAGGTTTCTCCCGAGGGAGTGGAGGTAGAAGTATTCTCTTGTTCCAAAGAAGCACATGCTGGGACTAATTAAATCTCTTATAAGATCTTTAGAATTATTTTTAAATCTTAAAAATAAAAGGTTCTACTACGACCTTTACCGAGAGCAAAGAAACCGAGAAGATGAAATCCTCCAAGAAATTGAAAAGCTTAGGGATAGTGGGAGCAGCAATGATGCTGATCGTGCTGACCTCTTGCGGAAGCGGCTCGCTACCGAGCGGGAGCAATTTGAACATATATCAGCCTTCTACTCTAAGACTCAAGAAGAATAGCCCGATCCAAACAAAAGATGGCATCTACACCCCGCAAAAAGATGAGGTGTGGCATTCAGATGCACGGTATCGAAAACTAGAAAGAGAAGTATATTATTTACCTAGACATCAAATATTAGCAGACAAATGAGTGCCCCCTACATTTTTATTCCCTCTAAAGAAGAGGTAAAGGCTGAAATCCTCGCCGCAAAAGAAACCCTTGAAAAATATGGTGTCGCTGACTGGTGCAGTTGTAGTCCCACAGACGAACCAATTGACTGGGCAGGTTACTTTGAGGGGATTCAAAAACAATTAAATAAGTCAGGGAGCGGCCAGCATACGGGGACTATTGTTCTGACTGATTGGTATCCCTTAAATAGAACTCTTGTTTTAGATAGCCATGTAGAACTAAAAGGTGCATTCAGAGCCAAACATCATCTGGGAAGCTCTTGTGGATTTAAAGCTGAAGAGGGGTTCGAAGGTGAGTGGGTTCTTGAGTGGAAACAACCCAAGAAAACTGCCTTTTACAGTAATTTTGGCGCAGGAATTCGCAACCTGCATATTGAATCACGGGATGGAATCAACGGAGTTTGTTTCCGTGGTGCCCAACAATCAGCAGGTGTAGATAATTTAGTTGTGCGTGGGTTCGGGGAGAATGCTGTGGGAATTAAATTGGGGGGAGATACTTATTCTGTCCGAGATGTATTCAGTGACGCCGCCAAAGGAGGCGGGGATTCTGTTGCTAGGGACGGTGCGGTTGCATTTGAGCTTGGTTCAAAGAGGGTTTACTCCCTCAGGCTAGAGAATATCACCTCTCATAATTGTGAAACAGGTCTTAAGTGGGGAGATGCCCACCAAATAACCATTGAAAATTTTGAAACAGAGTTGACAACCCAACCCCTTGTATGCACATGGGATGCGCGAGGAATAAATATTAGAAACGGTTGCTTCCGTCATACAAAAAACCTTCTTAAATTAGAGAAAATCCGCTGGCCTTCCGAATCTCGAATAAAAATAGATGGGATGATGGCAGATAACTCACCTGGGGAAATAGTCCTTCCTGATGGAAGTCAAATAACCACCCCAAAAAGCTTCGACCTTATAATTGAGGGGAATTCTCGCGGTGTGGAGGTCATAGATCTCCAGAAGATGCGAAAACCGTAATTATGGAGTTGACAACCACTAAAAATCACAGATAATACATAAATATGAAGACACTATTGTTTAGTCTCACAACCCTGTTGGGCGTTGCCTTTGGCAACGCAGGTGTTACCGTCACTAATCTCTTGGGAGATCTTTCCCCAGAGCTTGGCGTTACCTATAGCGAGTTATCGACTCATCGTGGCGTAGCTACGAGAGAAGACTCTCTTGCTTTTTCTGCCCTTGTGGGGGTGCCAGTTGAGGGAGCGAACCTCTCTATTGGTGTTGACCTTCATGATGTCGATGGTGATACCGAAAAAGATTGGTCTATTGCTTATGCCCGTCCGATTGAGATTTTTGGTCAAAGCTTGGGTGCCAGAGCGCATCTCAAGAGGATCGATTCCTCTCATGGGGGCTGGGAAGAGATTGGCCTTGCGTTGACTTACGCTCATGACGTTGCTGATCTTACGGCCACCGTGTGGCATGAAGCTGATTCGGCTGGCGCTTATGGGGTAGAAATTATGGTTTCCCGTGATTTTGATACTCCAGTGAAGAGCCTTACTGTTACTCCTTTTGCGGCAGTTAATATTGCTGATGAATACGATGGGGTGGAAGCTGGTATCGCAGCTACTTATGAGCTGGATAACGGTCTCTCCCTCTTTGTAAAGGGAGCTTACAATGACAACGACCTTGACTCCTCTAGCGCTTACGCTCTAGATAATGATTGGTCGGTTGGTGCAGGGGCTTCCTTCAAGTTCTAAAATAAATCTTTAAAATTTAAATTAAAAGCCCCCTTTAGAGGGGGCTTTTTTTATATAGAGTGTAATTAAATTAACATGGAACCAGAAAAATCTATAATAAAAGAGTTTTTAAATGGTGGGTGGCTTGTTCCTCTTATTGGCGCAGCAGCAATGTTTGCCCGTTTATTATCTGCGCCTAATGAATTGTCTATAAAGCAGCAATTTAAAAGAATTTTTACTGCGGCTCTCGCAGCGGGAGTAGCGTGGTTTGTTCTGGAGCAAACTGATATTTCTTCTCTCACCAAGGCTATTACTTACGGAATAATTGGCGTAGTAAGTCCCGAAGTGATAGGTGGCGTAGTTAAACTAGCCAAAAACTTTGAAAAAAACCCATTTAAATTCCTTAGAAAATGAGACCAAAATTTATCGTTTATTGTTTGGCGGCAATTTGTTTAGTTTTTAGCTGGAACGGCCTTCTTCTCGTTGAGGATGTGGAGGCGATGATCGAGGCCGAAAGAACAGCGCTCTGTTATAACGAGGAGCAATTAGTGTTTCTTAAAGAAAAGGTAATATCTTTCCGTGACTTTATGGGTTTAGCTGTTGTGCTCTCAGTTGTAATGTCGATATGCGCTGGATTTAGCAAAAAGTGTAAGTGATTATGAATTTTAGAGGTAAAAAAGAAGTGGTTAAAGCCGTCCAGAAACTTCTGGGCGTTTCTGCTGATGGATCAGACGGGCCTGTAACATGGAACGCTATTTTAGCTAAACTTTCTACGAAAGAGTCTGTCATTTTAGGAGACACTATTGCTGCGAGAATGGTGGCCCTAGCTAGAGAAGAGATAGGAGTGTCGGAAGTAGATGGAACGAACTGTGGCCCCCGTGTGGACGAATATAAGGCCGCTACATGGCTTGACGCTGACAAGGGGTGGCCTTGGTGCGCGGCTTTTATATGCTGGCTTATAAGAGAATCAATAGAAGAAGATGTAACACCATTCAAGCTACCTAGAACTGCTGGGGCTTGGGATTTTGAAAACTGGGCCAAACAAGAATCAATTCATGGAGTGGAATTGCGGAAGCCTACAAACGAAGATATTAAAGCTGGTGATATTGTTGTGTTTACCTTCTCTCACATCGGCATCGCTGTAGCTGACGTAGACTCAAGTGGTTACGTTAAAACTATCGAGGGTAATACCAATGGCGCTGGTAGCCGAGAGGGTGGCTCAGTCTTGGAAAAAAACAGACATGTTTCTAAGATTAGAAGCAGGATAAGAATTCTGTAGATTTTTGTTGACATGGGGGGAGAACTCTCTATTGTTGGCGTTGATGAAAGAACAAGCGATTCAAGTCCGCAAACAAGATGTCCTCAGGTATGTTTTGGGGGAGTCTGGTTACCATCCCGTTGAGGTTTCCCTTGATGAAAATTATTTGCTTAATGAACGTTATGAGGCGTTTGATGCCTTTATTTATGATAGTCATTTAAAAAAGCGGATTGTCCAAGAGTTGGATTATATTAATTTTTTCAAAGAAGTTGATAAGTTGAGGCGCATGTCATTGAGCGGCGAGCCAATAGGCAAAAGAGAAATCTTCTCTATGTGTGTTGAATTACAGGAAATCGCCCCTAAGAAAGTTTTAGTTGATGACTCTCTTGATGTTTCGGATATGCCTGTAGTTGAC